CTGTATATTGATGGTTGACCGCAGTTGTCAAAGAACCGGTTGCAGGTAGCGCACTTGCGGCCGCAGTTGACTTTACGAGTGCCGCAGTCTGAGAAGTACCGACAGTACCCACGCCGCCAACAGGAGTTCCAACATAGTTGGCATCACAGTTGATTGGTGCATTTGAAAATGTCAGCGTAAATGTCACAGTACCAGCGGTTGTTTTGGTGAAGTACAGGTTGTACTCAACTTCATAGAACGTGCTTGTGTCTAACGATACGCCAGAAGTCGTACCAAAGAAGTTTGCAATGGCTGGGCCAAAAGCTGTGGCATCTGTAGTTCGTCTGAAATACTGCGGGGTTAGGGCAAAACCCCTACCAGAAGTTATATCAGCCGTTGCATAAAACACATTGCCGTCAAATTCAATTGCGCCAGCATAAGGGTTTGTTAAATTTGTACCTGCGTTCAAAAGAATAGGAGCAACCGCTGTCGTGCCAGCCCTAATCTCTAATGAGCCAACATCAGTAAGTGAAGTAAGGCCAATACCTAAATTAACGTTAGTGCTTATACGCATTGCTTCTTGGTTAGCAGCATAAAACGCCAAAGGTGTGCTAACTGTGGCAATATTTGTAACAGAATTACTGGGCTGAATGTACATAACTTCAACCCCATCTGAAACTGCAAGCGGGTAAGCGCCAGTTGCAACCCCAATCCCCACTCCAGTAGAAGTAACACGCATACGTTCTGTAAAAGAACCTCCTGTATCTGTTGTATGAAATGTCAATCTTCCGGGGACAATTCCTGTGCTTATTGCGCTATCTGATGATCCCCTTATTTCCGCAGCAGTTACAAAAGAAGTTCCATCAGCACAATCAAAAGCAACAACACCAATAGGTGTAGTAGCGGTGGGCGCAGTGTATGTGCCGATAGCGCCGGCTGATCTATTAAAGACGTAATAGGGAATTGTGTTGCTCCACCCATATTGGCCAACAGTTGCTGTACTAGCAGTTGTTCCATGTGCTTGAAGTTTTGGAGTAACTGTGCCTTGACCAGTAACAGTGGTTGTTGCTGATGTGTACCCAACAACCGTATTTCCATTTGCGTCAATTACAAAAGGTGATGAATCTGGATTAGTTGAATCCTCAACTAACAATGCGTTGCCAGTACCAAGTTGAGTAACACGCAAGGCGGCATTGGTGTTGTCGGTAACAGTGATTACAGAAGCGCCTGTGTCGGTTAGACCGGGAGTTGTAATGCCTGTTGTCCCATCAATTACTACTGTCATTTGTTATCCCCTTACCAAGGCACGCCTGCTCCAGTTACGGGAGCTTTCTTTGCGTCAATGTGCGATTGAAGGCCATATTCAATATCAGAAACATCCAGTTTAGGTTTAACCCAATCAAGTACTTGCTCTTCTGTGAGTTCTTCATATGGCGTAAAGTTTTCACCGCGCTCAAAACCTATTGCACCAGCAGTGCTTGCCGACAAATCGCCATCTACGACAGTACAACGCCAATATGCAGTTGTAACCAAGCCATCAGATAAATTTCGCTGAAGTTGGTCAATATACCAAGTGATTGACATAAATTACTCCTTGTTACCCCAAACGATAAAGAACAAATGTATTTGCTGCTGTTCTGCGAATACGGAATTGAGCAGACACACCTGTTGTAACAGTTAATGTTCCAACTGAAGTTACGCCAGTGTTTACAGCCATTGTGATTGTTCCTGTTGCTGTGTTGACAACATAGAAGTCATACGCAATATTGGTTGTTGCCCACGTAGCCAATGTTTCCAGTGTTGTACCCAAAGGCATTGTTACCGTATAAGTTGTACCAGTGGTATTGATTATTTGCCCTTGGATTTGTGCATTGGTCAACGTAGCTGCAGCAGCAATTGATGTGGGTGCTGGCGCATAAGGCATAACTGCACCAGACATTTGCAGATTACCAGCAAAATAATTATCAGCAGTACCGCTTGCATAAAAGTTCCACTTGCCGGTGGCAGCTGCCATGTTTGAAAAATAACCGTAATTATTAGATGTTCCTGTAGTTTGGTTGTTTGCATAAAAACCATAATAGTTTAAAATTGTTGCGCCGCTTGTAGATAAAGTGCCAGCTAAAAATCCATATGCGCTGGTTACTGACCCAGTAGCGGGAAATTGATATGTAGTACCAAACCCAATAGCAGTTGTTGTCGCTGAATCAACTGTTGAGTCTGCTCTGACTTGGTATACCGTAGTGGCAGCTACTCTTGATGCGCCGCCAACATAAACCTGCGATGAAGTATTAGTAGCGCTTCCAAGAGCAATACGACCATCAGCACTGACGTATAAAGCACTTACGCCATTGGTTTGAAGCGCAAGAACGCCCGAGCTATCTGCCGTAGATTTAAGTCCAGCAGACCCGCTTACTGATCCATCATCTGCATTGATCGTGGTGGTCATTGTTTATTTCCCATCATATACGGTAGCAAATATAAGTGTTGGCAGCCGTTCTACGCAATCTAAATTGTGCAGATGTTGTGATTGGGACTGTCATTACACCAAGTGAAGTAATGCCCGTGTTCATGGTAACAGTGACAATACCTGTACTTGTTCCCGTATTTACAACCACAAAGTCAAATGAAATATTGGTTGTCGGAACACTTGCAAAATACGTATCAAGTGCAGCGGCTAGAGGCAGTGTCATTGTGACTGCGGTTGCGCCTGTGCCGTTAAAAAGACCACCAGCCAATTGTGCTGCTGTGATTGCGTTTGCACCTGCTGCCATAGTTGTTGGTGCTGGCGCATATCGCCACAAGTTACCTGTTTCAATATAGGTATTGCCAGCAGAGTCGATACGCATCGACTCTGCATTATTTGTGGCAAACGTCATAAATGGCGCTGAACCACCTGAAGAAACAATACGGTTATATGGTTGTGATGCTCTTGACTGAAATACCAACTGCGCTACGTTGGTATTTGCGCCAGCCGTTGCAGAAATAAGTTGTGTTGCACCAGCAGTTAACTGTCCGTCTGTTGCAGCCCCGTTGTAGGCGGTGGAGTTTACTGAACTGATATGTAATAACGATGATGGTGAATTAGTACCAATCCCCGCATTACCAGAGGTGTCGATACGCATGGCTTCTGTTGTATTGGTTCTAAAAACCAAAGGATGTGCGCTTGCTGACCCTAAATAAACGCCACCTGCTGATGTTGACGCAAAATACTGACCAATAACAGAACCGCTTTCAAGTTGCGCGTTAACAGTTGCAGACGCAGCAACAATGTTGAGTTTTGTTGTTGGAGAAGAAGTGCCAATCCCCACATTCTGTGAGGTATCAATAGTAACTGCGGTTGTAGGTGTAGCACCTGTTTGTAGGACAAGCGTACCTGTGGTGTCTGCCGTAACAACGTAAGCGTTGGTTGTTGTGGTTGATGCGCTGATCGTACTCATATGATTACGTGCCTTTGTCCTGACGAGACTGTGATTGTCACACCAGAGTTAACTGTTAACGGGCCAACTGAAAATCCGTTTGTTCCTGTTTGTATTGTGTAGTTGGATGAAACAGAATCTGCATTGATCATAACGCCGTTGTTAGAAACCATTGCTGTAGAACTCAAGTCTCCAGTGCTAGGTTTGTACAGCAACTTAGCGTTTGAGGTGTATAAATTTAAGGCAGTGCCAGAAGTAGCTCCTGCAAATACCGGATACAGACTGCTTGTGGTGCTTGTGTCATTACTTAACGCTGACCCGCCCACTGACGCCCAGGCTGTGCCGTTGTAGCCTTCAAATTCATTACGGGTAGTGTTGAACCGCAAATATCCTGCAACACCTGTTGGTTGCTGTGCGGTTGTTCCTTTGGGGAGAAGAATAGCATCTGTTGAATTGATAGCAAGCTTAACTGCTGGTGAACTTGTACCAATCCCTATATTGCCGTTGGAATGAATACGCATACGTTCGGCATCTACACCAGCCGCAACAGTGCTAAATGCCAATATTCCAGACTCAGAACCCGAAGTCGGACTTCCAATTATGTTTTTTATTGTTGCGTAGCCAATAATGGCTGCCGCGCTGTTATTGCCATCAAAAAAGATAGCTCCAAGTGAATCATTTGCTGCGGGGCTTGCGCTATTTCTGTATAGGTCTAAATATGGCCCTGAAGCTGCGCCAGAATCTGAACACTCTGCAGATATGCTTGACTCAGCAGTTGTAGTACCATAAACAGTAAGTTTTGTAGATGGGGTGGCTGTTCCAATACTGACATTTCCACTTGTGTCTACCCGAATTCTTTCACTACCTCCTGTGTAGAAGGTCATTGGCAAGTATGTGCCTGAACCTGTAATGCCAGAATTAAGTTGCGCTTGCGAAAGACCATTGGCAACAATTCCAATCCAAGCGGAGTTATCTGGGTCAGTCCCGTTATAGGCCCTCCATTGAGAAATAGTGTTAGAGCCATTTGGAATAGCGGCAACTACAGTGGCTCCGTTGGTGGTGCTTGTTTGAAATGCAACTTTATTTGCTTGCGTCGCATTACTGAAGTCACCAGTGATGCGGTTGCCTGTGCCTGTGAATGTCAGATTGCTAGACGAAGTAATTGTTGCAAATGAAGGGCTTGCACCAGACTGATACTTGTCTGTGTTTAAATTATTAAAGTTATCATCGACCTCCGTATTGGTCAGCGGAGACCCTTTAACTGAGCGAAGGACAATTGTTGACATTATCTAGTCCTTAACTGACAGTAATAGTCCAAGTGACACTCATCGCATCAGAAGTACCTTTATTCACAACAGCAAATACTGTACGACAAAGCATTGTTCCTGCGGAAGCTGCGTTAAAAACACCTGCTTCAGTAACTGCACCTGTACCTACCCCCGCTGGAAAAATTACGCTATACGTCACTACGTTATTCACATTAGTTCCGCTTGTTAACGCAGTACGCGAACCTGAAATAGCAGCCTGAAGTGCTGTATCACCAGCAGCAGCCGCAGTTGTACCTGTACCAAGTTCGATATACCCCATGATGTCGCTTGTTACACCAACCATACGGGAAGCAATAAAATTTTTACCTGTTGTAACTACCAGGTTTTTAATTTCACGGGTATCTTTGATTGCACCAGTTTCATCAAAAAGGTTAATCCAAACATTTCCAGTGATTTTGATATTGTCGTTAATCATGATTGCTCCTGCTTAGAAAGTTCTGGACTCACCAACATAGTCTGTTGCAAAGTATGTAATATCACAATAATTTTGTAAAACCAATAACCCACTATCTGATGTAAAAAGTGTTTCTGTAAGACCTCGAAAAAATACCAAGACAGCAACAACGCTATCCAACATAGTTACACTATCTGAAATTACTTTATCAACATTAATTGCAGTTATTGCATCTTCCAGATAAAAAGAATCCGTATCAAAAACTTTTGAAGGTGTAAGATACGTATTATCAGAAATAGAAAATGAATCTGTAAAAAGCTTGAACCGACCTGTTGTATCTAAATAAGCAGATGAAGCTAAAAGAACATGCGCAGTATTTGATACTGGATATACATGAGTAACAGCAGCTGCGGGGATTTCCGCAAAAGTAGAAACTACAGGTTGTTGGTTGCTTTCAGAAACTACCGGCAAGACAATTGCAACACCTGCTCTCAGTTTTACTGATGTGACGTTAGGTGTTGGATTGGCAAGGGTAATCTTTGCTGGCATTAAAAATCAGCTCTCACTTTAAACTTCAATACATCGTATACCGTTTGAATAGTACCATCAGAAAATGTAATTTCAATTTCACCTTCATAGTCTCCGGCATCACCTTGCAACATTTCTGGGCTTGTAGATGGATAGAAAGTAACTTGCCCATTAGGGCCGTCAGTGATTGTTCCTGTAACTGTAGCTTGTAAATCAGTAGAACCAACTGCACGGAACTTCAACAAAACTGTTGCACCAGTCAATGGGATTACGTTACCAGTTGTGTCGTCTGTGATGTTGCATACCAGCGCAGGGCGAGTATCATCTTTAACCAGTTTGATTTTGTCAGTCATACAAGCCTCTGGAATTCAATTTGAACTGACGCACGTGTCAAGCCCTTATTGACTTGAGTGCGGACATCAGCAATCACATCATTGAAGCGTTTCAAATATTCCATTGATGTTTTAAGATCGTAGTACGGTTGATTTGGTGTGTTGTACAACCTTGCTCGCGCACCATATGCGATATCTTCAAGGAATCGCTCGAAGATTTCTTCTTGTACAGTGATAGACGCACGGCTTGGTTTCAGAGCCGCCAATACACGAATCTTATTTGCCTCAGTCACTTTGGGGTAAGGCACTAACCGAATTTCTTGTGAAGACGGACGGTAGTAGTAATAGGGGTTGCCATCCAACGTATTCCAATCAGTTGTGCGGTAAATCTGCGTCAACTGCTCAATGGAACGTGGGACAAGAAACTGATCGCCATACCAGCACTCAATGATGTCAGCAATCTTGTACGTGCCCTCGTTGGCTTCCAAATCATATGTGCCAATCTTTGCAACACCAGCCATTGGGTCGAGGTGCTGTTGAATATACCGAGTTTCTTGGCAAAACTCTATGCAAGCATTGCGAATTGCATTAAACGCCACGTTCTCAGGCACATCCTTGACAAACTGCATGACCTCAGGCAAAAACAAATCGTAAGAGACTTCGCTCATGAAATTGATCCAGGCATAGTAGGATTACGTGGCAACAAGCCCAACTCAGGTGAGCCTGTTGTTTCAGATTGTGCTTTGACGTTTGTGGCAGCAGTAAATGTAGTCAAATACATCTGACCCAAAGTAACGCCAGGGGCGTACTCTGCATCCTTTGTACAAGCACGGAACATGATGTAGTCGAGCAAAGGCCCTTGGTACACATCAAACATCGGAATGACGTCAGATTCAGAAGTCAAGTCACTTGGCTGCATTGAGTAATTTATCTCAAGGTAGTTTGTGCCTGTGCTTGGCGGGTACACATAGTATGCCGTCTGATCTTGCAAATCGTAAATATAGTTTTTGGTAATTGCGCTAGCTTTTGCGTTGTGCCAATCTGGTTCAAACGCATCCAGCAGTTCACGGGAAATAATACGGACAGCACGACCAGGAGTTG